TTTTGTAAGTATGTCTGCTTTACCTCTGATGGCAAACTTATCAAACATTCTAATCATAGGAACTTCTACATCTGCACCTTTCATGATTGACTGTATTGTTTCATTGTTTGCAAGTTTTCTTATAAGCCATTCTACATAATCTTTATCTTTTTGTTTAAATACATTTTCAGGTCCATGCTCTGCAACCGCATCTTTATATATTTTGGCATTGGTTCTGTCTGCTTCTACATAAATCTTTTTATAGAATTTGTGTGGTTCTAAAAAACACTCATGGGTGAGTCTACCTATTCTTAAAGCCTCTGTTTCTTTCTTTGGCTTTTTCATATACTCCAATAGAGTATTTGGACTATCTAATAAATTTCTAAGCAAAGAGCTGCCAAGAGCATTTGTAGCCAGGACTCCATAGTAAAAAGAATCATCAAGCATATAGCCTAATATCTCCTCTGTCCTGTAAGTGTCATTGTTTAGTAGTGTTATCATTGTTTATTAGTATATATTTAAACTTTATATTTAAGCTATTGTTAGAGACCCAATTCATTTTGTGATTTTAATTTTTGTATTTCTTGAAGAAGCTCATCTATTCTTTTTTCTGCCTTTTGTGCTCTTTCTATAGCTCTTATTTTTTGACTTCTATAATCATCTACTGTATCAGCAAAACTCTGCCTCTCAAGTCCAAACTTGTTTGTTATAAATGTAACTTGAATTATTGCATCCCTGACTTTGTTAAGTTTTTCATTGTCTGGTTTTTGCTCACTCCATTCAATGACTTGCTCTTGCAGATATAATAAATTAGATTGAAGTCTTAAATCTTCAATAGCATCAAACTTTTTTCTCATGTTAATTTCTTTTTCCATTAGAACTTACATTTACTACACTTCCATTTGACTCCTAATCTATTTATAAAATATTTAAAATCATATTTTTTTTTTGGATAGTGCCAATTTTTTTTGTGATACCATGCTGAAACTCTACACTCCTCAAGAGGAATATTTATACTATCATCTTTAAAATTATGTTCTACTTTTATAGCTATTGAATGACCATCCCAACTATCTACTATTCTCTCAAGTATTAGCTTTTGTCCTGTGGGTATTCTGTTAAATTGTCTTTTAACTTCTCCCAATATTAAAACTCTATTGTCAAACTCTAATACAAAATCAATATCACTTGGGTGCACCTTTCCATTTTGCACTCCTGTGAAGTCAATGACTTGCTTTACTTGGTCTCTATTTCTTATAAGACTCACAGGTATTGTTTATATACTTTTTCAAGTTTTTTATGTACGTTATTTAGAAAACATGGTCCACAGGTTGTAAGCTGTGCCTTTTCTCTAAATACTCTGTTGTTGATTGCTACCATTCTTCTTTGTACATCAGGAGTAATTGTATTGCCTTTGTTGTTAAAATAGTCATAAAGATAATTAAACTCATCCTCCTCAAGACATTCTGGTTTTTGATATGGAAATATCTTATTTAAAGATTTTTTTCTACTATCGCATCCGCAATCTTTTCCCTCTGGTGTAAACTTCTTTACTACCTTTTTAATACCTGTAGCTTTTGTAATCTTTTCTACAGTATCTCCAAGACCTTTGCTTTGTTTCTCATGATTAGCTTTCCAGGTCTTGTAGGCTTTAGTTCTTTTATCAGTTGGAATTTCTTGTTTTGTATTCTTTGTACTCATCTTTAAATATTTCTTTAAGTTCTGTTTTACATTTTTTTAAGGTGTGGAAAATACTAACCCAACTAATTTTAGTTTTGTCTGCAATTTTTCTTATACTTAAATCTGTGTCTCTATATATTTCAAATAGTTTCCTGTCATACCATCTCCAGCTTTGTATATGGTCATCTATCTTTTTTGTAAAATTATAATAATTTATTTCTTCATCCATTTTATCAATGTTTGGTATTTGGAGATACACTTCTTTATCATCAATACTAATTTTTTGTACTTTGTTTTTAGCATTGACATACTGTAGGAACATACTCCTAAGAACAATCCATATATACGCTTTATTAACTTTACCATTATTTAAAACTTTTTTCTTATTTGAATATTTATACAAAGCCAAATAGCTCTGCTGTACTATGTCCTCATGATAGCTTCTTTCTCCAAATGATTTTACTATAGCTACCCATTCATCATGATACTTTGCTACCTCAGCTAACCATTTTTTTCCTCCCATTGTACTGTCATGCTAATTACAAAAAAACAACATTGTAATGTGTATTCTCTTTCATTGTCATAATCAGTATAAGATAATAAT